AATAAACTAGGAATACCTTCTTTACTAATAAACTTACCATTCTTATCAAGATATAGTTCATCTCTTCTAGCTAAGTAGAATTCAGCATCTGCATCAGTCGTACCACTTGGTAAAAGATATCTACCTGTTTGTTGATAGTTTGTATTAGCATATTCACCAGCAACAGTAACTGCAGTTGTACTACCAACAATCGCTCCTACATTGATAGTATAAACACCTGTATTAATTTCTCCCAATCCAGATAAAATAGGATCAGCATCAATTCTCCAGTCAATAAGATCACTTAAATATATTCTTTCTCCCTTAAATTCATAACTTGGAATATCATCAAAGTCAGCATCATAGAATGATTCTACAGTAGCAAATACACCATCATTATTTTCTGTCTCAAAGTGATCGAAAATAACTACTAATCTACTATCAGTAGGGATGGTACTGTCTGTTGATACTTTAACTAATTTACTATAATTAAATGCTTGATCTCTTTGTCCATCATCTAAAATATATCTGTCTTTAATATTTGCAGCTCCATGATTATTAACTGCACTTATAGATCTTGTAGATGAAGAATTAAATCCAAATAAAGTTTCATTTGCAATAAAGTTTGTAGTGCTAAGATATACAAACCATATAATATTACCTGCTTGTTTAATTATTCTTCCCTTTGAACCACTTGTTCTACCAACAAATACCTCTCCAACTTCAAAATTAGTTGTAGAAGCAGAAGAAGTTAAAGTGATTTTAGGTACAAGATCTGTTTCAGCAGTAGTACCACTAGTATCTTGATAAATTGCATGTATCTTAGAAACCTTAGTAGTACCAAGGGTTAATATATCACCATTAATTGGAGTTTTAGCATCCTCTGTTATTCTAAGAGTTCTCATTTTCTTATGAGAAATTAGATGCTGAGTTGGCGTATCAATCTTTTCAGGACCAATTAAAGTAAAGGCAGCACCTGCATTTCCTACTGCTAATGTCACAGTTCCACCAACAACACCCACAGATGTCACATTAACACTAGAAGTAACACCATTAATTACTACTGTATAATCATCTTCATTAGTAGAGAAATAATTTCCTGCAACCTGAATATCCCCTGAACCATCAATTGTACCAGTAGCAAAACTTTGAACTGATTGTACCTTAGTATCTGTTGTTGACTTTATAGTACGACCTTCATTAACTTTAAAGAATAAAGGTTTTGGTACATTTTGTAGTTTATTAATAGTATAATCTGTACCACCAGAAATTGTACCAGAAGCCCAGTTTATAGTACCACCAACATTTACTGATCCACCAACTACATCTGTAATATTTTTACCACTTATAAAAGAAATATTTACTAATCTTACAATTACTTTTTGTGAAACACCACCTACTTTAACATCTTCATGACCAACTAATAATGCATATCCAATAACAGCACTACCAGAATCTTTTATTCCAACTTTAGTTGCCCCATTTAAATTAGCTGCAATTAATGCTTGTGTTATAAATCCACTATTAGGAGCACTTAATACAAATTCTGTACCTCTACCATCAGTAGGAACAGTTGTGTTATTTAATAATTCAGTAGTCCTTGGTTTGTTTATATCAACGTAGGTTGTTTCAAGATTTTCTAATTCATAACCACGAACATATGATTTACCTGGAGATACTGCAATATTGAATATGTCTTTAGATGGAGTATTTCCATCATCAGTTGTAGTGTTAACTTCAAATACACCATTGTTTACTCCATTATTAAGACACTCATCCTTAGTAAAGTCATATGCTCTTACTTCATAGTCACCTGACTCATCATAAGTTCTTCTTGCTAATATATCTTCTATATTTGATGTTTCTCTATTATTATTGAAATTCTTAGTAGTACCATCATCAAGACGTAAAAGTTCAATAAAATCACTAGAAGAAGTATCAGATAATGCTTTCTTGGATAAAACTGCCTTTAACTTTAACCTATGAGCACCAGGAGCAGAATAGTTAGAATATCCCTGTGATGGGTCTGTTAATGTTGTATCTTCCTCTGGAGTTACAATTTCTTCTAATATTTGTAATCCAACTTTATATGAAGGAGATGTACCAAATTGATCAAGAACGATCTCTTGTTCTAACACTTTTACAAAGTGTCCTTTTGCAAAGTAAACACCTTCAGTAATTTTAGCAGAAGATCCTGTATAGGTAGCATTACTACTAACACACTTAGCAAAGTCAGTATTTGCCTGTATAACAGTACTTCCAATACTAAATGAGTCCTGTGCTAATAAAATTTCATCATCAGCAAACGTACCACTAGTATTAGCAGTACCAGCAGAAGTATATTTTACATATAACGTCGTCTTACTTTTCTCTGACTGAGTAGAAGTTAATGCATTAACTACTCTTGCTTTAACTCCAGTCGTATTACCAATAATAGTTTGTCCTACAATATAAGGTGTAGTTGAACCTGCAGGTGCTGCAACTAAACCATCTCCTGGAATACCAAAATATTCATCTTCTATTAGTATTGCAGTATATTGTAAATCAAAACCTACTTGACCAGGAATTATCTGATCTCCTTCTTTGTAAATACTCTTTCCAAACTTCTCTATCTGATCTTGTAAGATAGATTGTGATTGTGTAAGTTCTCTTGCCTGGAGTGGATATCCAGGACGAAATAGTACCCGATGAAAATTCTTATCAGGGTCAAAATCCTCAAAATATGGAGGTGTATTAAGATCTGTTGACTGAGGCATTTTTTAGAACTCTACGATAATCTTAAAATCTTCTGTTTGGTCTTCGGCTCTCGAAATTGTAGCCCTATTATCTATGTAGATGATTTCACCAGAACCTCTTGTAAGTTCTGCATCTTTCACTGCAGTTGATGCATCAGAATCAATAGTTTTACTTTCGTTACCTGTAGAAACTTCAGATATAGTTAAGTTTTCACCAGCTTGGAAATTAGGTTTAGAACCTGTGCTGGTTAGACCATAACCTAGAATATTCTCTTGAATATAATAGATTGTATGAACACCATTAGCCGATTCATAATGAACTATCCTTGCTGTTGCTCCACTAGTAGCACCAGTTATTTTAGCATCATCATAATGACCAGTAGTAGCAGTTGATAAAGCTGATGTTATCTTAAGTTGCTTTGTACCAATTGCAATACCAGAAGATGTACTTACAACAGGATTATAAAGCAATCCAACAACATGAAAATCATTACCAAAAAGGAAATCATCCTTTTCCAACTTGGCGTGCATTGCTATTCTATATGCACCCAATTCTCTTCCTATTTGTTGACCTAATCCTTCTTTACCTGTAATTATAGGTCTTAATATACCATTTGAACCAGTAGATAGGTTAATTTGACCAAATGTATAACCTTGACCAGGATTGACTACCTTAACTCCTGTTATACCGCCACTTTGATCAGTAGATGTAATTCTAATCCTACCATTAGTACCATCACCAACTATATTATATTCAGTGTTTGCTAAGTATCCAGTACCTGCAGCGTCTATCAATACATTATAAATTGAACCACCATAATTAGCAGCTGGTGCTATTACATTAGATGAATCTATTGCAGTATCTTCTGGAATAGGAACATACTCATCAGTTTTAAACTTCTCAAAATCATTAGCATTAACAGTAAACATATACTTCCAAACATACCCATCAGGTAAAGTGAAGGGTGCACTAGAGGTAGATGTTGGTTCTGAAGTAGATTCTCCGTTATTATTATTATCTAAACACTTATAAACTTTATATTCGGAAGTTACAACATAGAAATTGGTCTCATATAAATGCTGTTCAAAGTTATTTGATTGAACGTAAGTAGTAACATTATTACTTACATTAGTAATATCACCATAGTCATGACGATATATGTCATATACAGTACCAGTTGCCCACTTATTATTTCTAATAACAGAACGCATCTCTGCTGAAGTAATTCTCTTTAGACCAATAATTTGATCATAAATCTTAAATGCTTGACTCTGATTGTCAATAGGATTATTAGGTACGTTAGTAGTTGTTCCGTCAAACTCTGTCCAAGTTGTTGCTTTTGCAAAAAACAACCATACCTCTGCTAATGCAGAAGAAGGAAGAGCAGAAACGTTGGATATACCAGGTATTTCTTTAAGTGCTATAGCATCCTTGAACTTCTCAGCAAATACTACTCTAAATTTATCAGTTAAAATCGCTGCCATTGTCTGACGGTTTTCTTTTTATTTATAGGACTAGAAATTATAAATAAACCCTACTTTCAAGAGCAAGTGCTCAGTACCAGCAGCACCGCTGGTTAGGGAGATAAAGTTATCAGCTTCTAAATCTGTTTTAGATGCTGCTAGCTTTATTGTATTAATATCAATTACTTCTACATGATATTGATTAGTGTCTGTTAAACCACCAATTGCTGTGCCACCATCACTATCATAAGAAATCACATCACCTTGAGTAAATCCATGACTAAAAATAGTTATAGTGTTAGCAGTTGTATTTACAACTGAACCACTTGTAGCATCAAATACATGGGTTGCTATACTCTGATATTCATTAATAAGATCATCAGCTGATACTGAATGTCCTTTAATAGTATGTGAATTCAATATAGGATATTGAGTATCTCCCAACTTGACATATAATAATCTATTTGCTTTATCCCACCTTACTAGAGTGGCAGTTCTAGTAGTATCATAAGTTATAGTAGTAGCATCAATAGTTTCAATACTTCCATCACCATTAGTACCACCAGCAGTTGATGATAAGAATGTTTCATTAGCTGCAGTAGCATCCAACTTAACTATTTGATCAAATGGTATATCAGCACCAACAGTTATACCCTGCAATTCATCTAGATCAGAAGGAGTTGCTCTTGGTACAAATGTGGTATATGCACAGTTAATATGCCTTATAGGGAAATTAGATGTAGCTGGAAGAACTAAAGTAAACTTATTACTATTAGCATCAGGTGTAGGTGGAAGATCTGATGATATATCAGTCAATGATATCTTTGCTATACTAGTTGTATACCAAACCTTACCTGTTAAAGGATAAGGTGAATTTGATACTCCAAATCCATTGACAGTACTCATCAATGCTCTTCTAGACCTTAATGACTCTCTTATTCTTGCTTTTTTATGTAAATCTGCTTGGAACCAATCAGTACCATTAGGAGTTGCATCTAAACTTCTAGCACCTAATACAGTGCCTCCAGAATCATTTACTGATAAAGTAGTAGAACTAGTAACATTATTAATAATTCTTGGATCTATTTCATCCCTTTGAATAATGAGATCATCGGACTCAACAGTTGCATCAATATCAATAGCTTCATAATCATTATCAGATCCTACAAATATATATCCTTCAAAGGTAGAATCTGCCCTTGGAGTAGCAGTAAATTCAACCACACTACCAAGTAAAGTAAATGCTGTAATTATATCAGGGTATGCCTGAGGTCTTCCAAACTGTTGAGTAGATGGTATTTGTAACACACCATCAATAAACAGTAATAAGTTGGCACTAATATTAGTTTCTGGTTTTGATTTATGAAGTAAACTGAATATTTCACCATTAGTACTTCTTAAATCAAATACAGTATCAAGACCATTAAAATATGGTGACATATCTTGAATAGCTTCTAATTCACCAACATAGAATGAATTAAATGATACTCCATCTTCTGGTGCTTCAGTAAACTGAATAGTGGTATATTCATCTCCACTACTAGGATTACCTGGTGTTGGGTCTAGAGGTACAAGGTTATATGCAGTTCCTCTCTTCTGAAGTATACCGTTGATTATTATAAACACTTCAGCATTAGCTGCTATATTGACTCTCTCACCAGTTTTCTTTAATTCAAATATTGTCTTATCTCCATCAAACCCTCTATAAAAACCAGATACAGTAAGGGTTCTTGGAGTTATCTTTTCAACACTAGAACCATTAGCAAATACTCTATCATTACTGCTAGTTAATTGTGCTCTAGTTACAGTTAGATCATTTGTTGATACGTTACTAACCTTAACTACTTCATAGTTGTCAATTAACAAATAATCATTTGTAGTAATACCAGTAGCACTTGCTACAGTAAATACAGTTTCACCTGTTAATAAACCAAATGGTTCATTTAATGTAGTAGCAACATTAGTCGTTAAAGCAGATACAACACCACTTTCTAGTGTATCACTTGAAGCAAAAGCAAGATCTCTATTGGCATTAGTTGTTTCTAACTCCTCTACCCATAACTCATAATGATTAATTCTAATAGCACTTAGGTCTAAAACCTCAATAGTTAAGTTACCACCACTAATATTAGTAAATGTTACCTGTAAATAAGTACCAGAATCTGGATCATTGTCTATTGCTGATATTTCTAATTCATCATCATCTGGACTTGTCAATCCTATAGAAGCATTATATTTAACTCTATCTCCTACATTTAATCCTATTATATCTGCTAAAGTAAGATTAAATGTGGCAGCATTAGCAACAACAGTTGATGCTATACCTGTATTAACTACCTTACGATTAGTTTCTCTTTGAATAAATGCTATTCTTCCAGAAGATGTAGATGTGACAATATAGTCACCAATAACAAAATTAGCAGGATCTTGTTTAACTAGAACCCTATTCTTACTAACATCATCAAACTGATAGTTTATTGGATTAGGTGGAGTAATTGCTTGACCATTAATAGTAGTTTGATCACCTATACCCCTTCTTCTATAGAGGATACCAACGAACTGTCTACCTACTGTTAAATCAGGACCAACAAATCTTTGTGGTGCTTCAAAGAAGTTAATTTTCCTAACACCACTGGTTATTGTTTTATATGCAATATCTGGAGTTTGAACTACACCTGCAATATCTACAAGATACTCTTTAGAGTTAATTACAGTACCAGTTGGTATAACAAGTTGCCCATCTTCAATTTTGTAAGAATATTGATTATTAATGATTCCATGAGTAGATGATTCTAAAGATACCCCTAGAGGATCAATCATAACAATTAAACTATCATAAGAAAATCCATAATCAAATACAAGGTCTTTACTTCCATCTATTTCATAATCATCAGTTGACTGTAATACACCATCAACCCATACAAAGTAACTTTCCTTAGAAGTAGAACTAGAAGGTTTATTAGTTAATGTTACTGCAGTTAATGCTGTTACAGAACCACTAGTAAATTCATTCTTCAAATATCCATTCATGTACCTAGCATTTATTTGAGATCCACCTGCAAGGTCTTCACTAAAGGCAATCTCTCCATTATTACTAGAAGCAATAACAAAACTACTCTTTAACTGTATAATACCATCAATAAAGACCATCCAATTATCTTCGTCAATAGCAGTGTATATTGATGCAGGGAATGGATTACTGTCTTTATCTACTAACTGAATAGCAGTACCAGCACTTAATGCAGTAGTTTGTGTTGTGCTATGGTTATGAATAACCATATCTTCATTAAACTGTCTATATGTTAATGTCTCACCTGCAGGCATCAATTCACCAAGATCTTTTACAGATTCAGTGAAATCAAGAGTTTTATCAGAGTCAGTTATAATCCATGATGTTCCATATGTCTGAACAATGTTATCAAGGATAATAACCATTTGGTCTACTGTATATCCTTCAATATAATTTACAGCACCATTATTATCAGTAGGATCGGTTGGATTAACTACTTTAAGTTCAAATGCTTGTTTTACTCCATCAAATTGATTTGATATGTCTTCAAATACAGCAACTACTGATGTTTTGATATCTCTAACGTCAGTAAGTAATTTATTGAGAATATTTACTTCATCAAACCCTTTATTTCTACTAACGAAGTAATTATACTTCTGATTCATTCTAACAATACTATTAACGTCAGTAGAAACCTTTAATGTAGTTCCACCTTTAATATCAACCTTTTCTCCAGGTCCAAATTTACCATTTTCGGGCATATCATATCTACCCATTCTAGCACTATTCTTTATCTCAGTATTTGCAAATATCTTATAACCTGCTGGATGTGCTGCTTTTTGATATCCTTCTTTCCAAGTAGCAAATGGTGTTTGTGAAGATATCTCATAAGCAAATTTCTGGAATCTTAAACTATCTTGTATCTTATAGACACCATATCCAATATGTGATTTAGTATCTAAGAATTGTTTTGGTGTTTCAACTATAGAACCAAGAACCGCTTCAGTACTAGCATTATATGCATCATCAACATATCCATATGCTCCTGAGTTAACACCAACTACTACATTACCTGGTACTATAGTTTTATTAGAATTCTCTAATCTAAGAATAGAACTGTTAGGTTGCCATCCCTTACTTGTTGCAACATAACCAAAATACTTATCTGATATATTAGAAGGAGAATCACCAATATAGACCTTTTCATTAGTAATAAATGATGATTTTCTAATAGTTGCAGTAGCAGTTGCTTTTCTTTCTAATAATATTACTTGATAATATTCAATATTAACTCCAATTGGAACTATAATTGCTTTATCTGCTGCACCACCACTAGCAGGGGCATCAGTGCTTAATGGATCAACATAATCAGTACCATTAATTGCATATCTATTCTTCATAGTAATGGTATCAATATATGCATAGAAAGTTCCACTTTCTACATAATTTGCTCCACCATTATAATATCCTCTAATCTTATAAGAATCATTATCTCGGAAATACTGTTTAAAGTTAAATTTAAACTGTAAATCACCACTACTATTAAGTGTAGCATAATAGAATTTCTCAATATCTAATACAGGTGCAGTAGAGTATCTAATACCTTCAAATGTAATAGGTAATTCTAAAACTTTACCAGTTACAACTACTGGATCTACTGTAAGATGACCAGCATCACCAGCAGATAATCCTCCACCAGTAACAACAACTCTTGGAGTAAATATATAACCTTCACCTGGATCAGTAACAGTTACATCAGAAACTACAAAGTTTTGAGATATTTTAGAAATTTGAGGGAATATTAATGAAGGTCTATTAACAGATGATGGATTATATCCATATCCAGAAGTAAGTGATTGAACTGTTTGAATACTACCAATAGTTTTAGATAAAGGTTCTAATATAGCATTAGTACCTGCATCACTAGTAACTCCAATAATTGCAGGAATTATATCATAATCAAATCCACCAGAAGTTAGTGTAGCAACCTTAATAGGACCAGTTGCTGAACTAGATGTTGTCCAATAACTAAATGTATTCTGATTATAAAGATTTGTTAGTTCTGTAGTTGGACTAGTTGTAGAATATATCTCGAAATTAGCAGTACTTGCATTAACAATTGTATATTCACCATTAATTGGTTCTGGAATAGTAGATGCATGTACATCAACAATAGAACCATCCAATAAATTAGTAATTCTTAGTACATATTCTGTTAAATCAGAAGAATCAGGGTAAATGGTAAATGAAGTTAAGTTTCCAGTAGCTGCATCAATTTGTTTAGTAATATTGACATCAAAATACTCTCTTTGTTTAGCACTACTTCCAGGACTAAAGAAAGAGACCGAGAATGGATCACCACCAGCTACATCAAATCTATATGAAGATCCTTCATAAAATGTCTTAAAATAATTTCCATCAGTTAAGGTAAATCCACCTTGGGTAAATGTAGAACCAGTTAATGTTATATTTGTATTATTTGATTGAGCAGTAGATGCTTCTATTGTTATAGGATCACCTACAGTTAATCCATTATTTTGAGCAACAACTCTAGTTAATAATCTATTTTGTTCGTATTTTGTAACTGTGGCAAAAACTCTAGTTAATTTATTAACTATTGTTCTAGGATAATGCTGTCCAGCAGTAGTTCCGAAAGTAGCTCTTTCAACAATAAGTAAATGCTTATAAGTAGATGTTTGAATATTAATATTATCCGTTATAGTAGCAGTATCATTATAACTTGTTGTAGTTAATATCTGAGGAAATGGACTAGAATCATAAGTGTTTTGATCGAATACTAAATCCTCAATATGACTGTTACCATCTAATTTTACAACATCTCCTACAGTTCCACCAGTTATATCTTGAATTGTCTGATCGAAATACAAATAGTAGTTTGTACCAGAAGTAGTTCCAGTCCCATCTACAATCCTAGTTCTAACAAAGTTACTTTCTTTAGTAATCTGAATATCAACAATATTAGCATATTCATTATTAATTTTTATTATATCTCCTACAACAAATGGAGAACTATCAAACACTTCAATACCAAAACATAAAGTTATTGAAGTACTAGCAGAATGTGATGCAGCAACAGTCCCTGCTTGACCTCTCATAACAAATAAATGACCAGTACCTAATTTAACAACCTTCATGTACTCATCATCAATCTTAATGTACTTTACTTCAGTTGTAGAATAGAAATCTGAAATAGTTCCATTAGTAAAACTTCCTACAGAGAAATAGGTATCAACACTACTAATATCCTCTGTCAATAATGCTGTAGTAATATTAGCATTAACAGAAATGCTAGTTTTATCAGGACCTGATAATTCACTGAATACGTTATTATCTACTACCAATGTATCATCATATATCTCTTCTCCAACTAATGGATGACTAGTAACAGCATCTAAATATACTCTTCTAGTATTAGGGTCTATACTGTGTATAGTTCCTTGGAAAGTACCATAATTCTTTATTGTTGAACCAACTTGAAAATGCTGTAATTCATTTGCATACTCAAGATAGTGATATTCAGCAAAACTAACACTACTTACTGGTTTACCTCTTAATACACTAATATAACCACCTGCACCAAATCCTTCAGTATCACTACTATCAAATACTACAGTATCACCTATTTTATACTCATCACCAGCACTTATTACTTTAATAGAATCCAAAGTAGCTAATGATGATGTTGGTACTGATGCTACCTTAAAACTTCCTCTATCAATAGGTTTTGATACTGCTGTAGATTCTGGTCTAACATATCTTGTAACATCACTAATTTGGTCAGTATTAACAACGTCTGTCTCATTAAACTCTTTATATGTCTTTCCTGCAAACTTAGGTCCAATAAAGAATGGATATCCAGATTGAATGATATTATTTGAAGCTAAGTCATAAGTCATGAAATAAGCATAGACACCATTTGGATACTCTGGTGTTACACAGAATCTACCATTTTGTTCATCTAAATCAGCATTAAGTGGAGTCCAAATATAATCTTGAGCAAAAGTTCCTAAAATGTAGTTTTCAAGACCTTGTATATTAGTAGCTTCTACTCTAATAGGATTTAAATTAGTTTCATGTTGAACTGAGGTGAATTTAACATATCCACTCTCCATCTTCTTAATTTCATTTGGATTTGCTTCATAAGCATTCCTATATCCATAAGGACCATATATTGGAGCACCATCCAATGCCCAACCGATAATTGGAGAATGGACTGTTGCATCTGTAAGATCGACTGTAGATACAACATCATCATCTTTAATAGTTAAATTTCTTGGTGGACCTAATACTGTTAGTTTCTTACCAATCTTTGTTTCTCCATCTACCTCTATTTGTCTTTCACCTGCTAAAAAGAGACCTGATGTATTATCATAGTAATTTGAGATATTATCAGTATCAAAGTTATTAATAAGATCCCATTTAGTGACATTTGGTAATAATATATCTCCAGAACCTGGTTCTAAGATGTCTAATGTAACTCCATTATCTGAATAGTTAATTCCATTATTAATTACTTTTAATTCTACAACTGAACCAGCAGACATGATTGGCACTATAATAGCACCATTTCCAGTATTAGCATTATCTCTAATAGTTACTATTGGAGCACTATTATAATTGTTTCCACCATTAATAACTGTTGCTTGTATAATCTTACCATTAGATACCGTTACAAATCCAGTAGCACTAGAACCCTTTATAAGTTGATAAGTAGGATCCTGCATATATCTGGCACCTGGGTTAGTTACATTAACCTTACTAATAGAACCAGTAACAAAAGGAGTTAATACAGCATTTTCTCTTACACCAGCTTGAGCACCCAAAACAGGTGTTACCCTTATTGTTGGTTGCATGGTATAACCCTTTCCAGGATCTATAATCCTTACTTTTGTTATTCTTCCACCAACCACAATTGGTTGAACTATAGCTGGTGAAAAATCAATACCTGTATACTCAGTATCATTCAAATCTTTAATAATATCAATAGAAACGTTCTTAGGGTATCCTAAACCAGCATTCTCAATATAAACTTCTTTTAATGATCCATTTACAACTAATTCTGCTTCTGCCCTTGTTCCTTCATGACCACTAACTGGATTAACCAAAGCAGGTATAGTAAGGTCTCTTCCATCCTCTCCTCTAGGTACATCAATGATTACTCTAGGTGGATTACTGACATTATAGTCACTTCCACCAGATTCTATACTAACACTCTCTAATTTACCTCTAGTAATGGTTTTAGTACTTTTCCAACTTAAAAGTGCAGTTCCATCTCTCAAATATCCCATAGGTTCATTTGTTGGGATATTCTCTTTATTTCCTTCTGTATTACGTTGGAATGTTCTTGGAAAACGTCTAATGAAATCTCCATCCTCTAAAACTACATTACTGGGGATTGAGAAGAGATCATAGAAAGGTATACTGGATGTATAGACATAAGCTGACTCATTATCGTACCAGACGCTATTAATACCACATAAGAATCCATTATTTACTGTACATGGTAATAAGTCATTAAAATACCAACTAGTGACAATACTATCGGTTATATCAAGATTATCAGTTACAATGCCAAGATCACCGACTTGATAAGAAGTATATGTAGAATCTATAGTAAAATCAGAAACACCAGCGTATATTATAAAAGATTGGTCTGGTCTACTCTTTACAGTCGCTAAAGTTGAATAATCGTAAATTGTATCCCCAACTTTGTATCTTGTAGTTCCAAAGTTCTTTACTTTAAAATAATTAAGTGTTTTTCCAGTATATTCAACTATAGCCCCTCCAATACGCAAATATCCTGTTGTAGGAAACTCATGAGTGGAATCTACGAATAATTTCTCCCCAGAAATAGAAGAACTGATTTTTGTGAATTTTGTTGGTTGTAAAAGTCCTCCATTAGACAATTCTACTTCATATACCTGACTTGAGAAGGAAAATACGTTTTCTACTGTTTGAACTGGAAATTCATTCCCTAATTGCATTAATGAATCACCGTCAAGTCCTCTAGTGTTATAACCGTCTAAAGAAGCGATTCTAACTATCTGTTTACTCTGATAAGTTGCATTTGAAGCATCTATTAGTGCTTCATTGTAATTCTTGACCTCTGGCTTCTCTTGAAAGAGGAATTTGAAGTAATAATCAATTCCTTGGGGTGTTCCTTTACTAAGATAGAAATCTTTTGCTCTTTTTAGTAGAAAATCAACATTTACAAGATCCAAATTGTCAATTAAGACATTTTGAGGGAAATCTATCAAATATTGCTCCCTAATCTGTTCTAGGAAGTATAAAATGTAATTATAGGACTGATTATTGACAACTGAAGCATTTGAGTGCTCTGCAGCGACTGTTACGTTATTTGCCTTGAATCCGTCTTCAATATTTAAGGTATTATATGTCCATCCTCGAATACAATCATTGAAAACAGTTTTCTCAACACCATTATCTGTTATCGTTGTTAATTGCTTATAAAATATGACCTCATCGTCGATTTTAAGCAGTCCGTTATTCCTAGGGAAGTCAACATGCCCTAAAACTGTAATAGACGTGTCTGAGGCGGTTATAGCACCGTCTAACGATGCTGTACGGTCTGCTTCAGTATAAGTATCAATATCTACAAGTTCTGTAAGCCCATTTAACAAGTCAAGAGCATTTCCATTAGTTTCTAAGAACCT